ATGAGGAAGACAAGATTTACAGGGGTTTACGAGAACCCGAGCACCAACCGCAAATATGAGGGCCGCCCTGATGTCTGCTTCTACATAACCTTCAAGGATAACGGTAAGAAAGTATTCGAGAAGGTCGGGTGGCGATCTGAGGGCTACACTGCAGCCTATGCCTCTGACGTCAGGTCTGAGCGGGTCAGAGACATACGCCATGGTAAAGCGTCGCCCCAGGGGCGAAAAGGCGAGCTGACCATCAATGACGCATGGGCATTGTATCTCGAAAAATGGTTGCATGGGAAGCCCAGCGAGCAATCGGATGAGGCGCTCTATCGTCTATGGCTGGCCCCTGCGTTTGGCATGAAGAAGATGGCCGGGGTCAGGCCCGTCGACATCGAGGAGTTCAAAAATCGTATGCTGGCGCAGAGGTCGCCTCAGACAGTCAAGCACGCGTTGGGCCTGTTACGGCGAGTCTACAGGAAGATGGCGGCGTGGGGTGAATACAAGGGCGATATCCCAACGGTGTCTGTTCCGATGCCGAAGGTCGACAACGGTCGTCTCCGCTTCCTCACCCCTGATGAGGCTGTCAGGCTGGTCGAAGCACTCCGCAAGAGGAGCGTTCTGTGGGCTGACGTGTCGCTGGTGTCGCTCCATGCGGGGCTGAGGCTGGATGAGATCCTCGGCCTCCAAGCATGTCACGTGGACATTGATAACCGGTTGCTACACGTCATGGACGCCAAATGCGGCACGCGTACCGTGCCGCTGGCTGATAGCGGACTATGTGAGATGTTGCGCCAGAGGAAGGCGGCCTGTTCTGGCGCGGAGGATTTTGTTTTTAAAAACAGGAATGGCGAGCGAATCAACAATATCAGTCAAACCGTGGTCAGAGTCATACACGACTTAGGATTCAATCACGGTATCACTGACAGAAGGCATAAGGTCGTATTCCATACGTTGCGGCATACGTTCGGGTCATGGATGGCGCAGCGAGGTGTACCGCTGTACGTCATCGGTGAATTGATGGGGCACTCGACTCTCGAAATGACGCGCAGGTATAGCAAGCTGTGTCCGGAGACAAAGGTGGACGCGCTCTCGTTTATCACGCAGGCGATGAACTCCGGCAAAAGCGAGTGACATGACTACCCACGCGTTTTGACTTTGTGCTGGTCAAAGAACGCCTCAACATCCTTCGGCTTATAGAACACATCTCCCCGCTCAACGAATTGCGTATACGCAGGCCCAAAGCTGCGGCTGCGCCACTTGTCCAAAGTGACCTTGCTCACGCCGTAGAGTTCTGCAACCTCTTCAGTCGAGAGGTATTCCTTCCGCCTCAGCATCTCAAGCCGCGCCACGGGAGCAAAGGCTTGCATGATTGCAGAGTGCGCGATGGTGGTCTCGTTTGTCTCGGTGTTCATCATGCCTGTGTTCCTATGCAGCCTGTTCGGCGTATTTGATGATCGAAGGTACCGGGTATGCGTTGGCGATGTCCCCGGCTGTTGTCGCCGTGTCGCCAGCCATGAGCTGCGTATCAGGGTGCAGCCCGCGAACTGCACGCGACCTGAAGACTAGCCCGTAGCTTCGGAGCAGGTGCTCACGCGCTTCGCGTCTGTTCCGCGCAACGACGAGCATCCTGTCAGCGACGACAAAGCACTTGCCCTCGCCCTCATCCTCGACCTTCTCCTGCCAGATATCGAAGCGCAGCGTGTTGTAATAACCGTATGCCTCGCTCCTCGATGCCTCATCATGCAGCGGGTCGGCCCCACGCTTGCGGATGCAGAGCTTGACCAGCGCGAGCATCGCGCACTCCAGCCAGTTGTAGATGCGTCGTTCGTCCGAATCTTCGGGGATGCGCTCCAGCAGGTCCTGCACGAGCAGCACGCAGGCGTAGGCGGTGGCCCACACGCACACGTGCGAGCCTTCATCGCCGAACGTCTGGCGCATGATCCCCAGCAGTTCTCCCTGGCGGCGCAGAGCGTACTGTTCAGGGATGCGAAAACGCGGCCCCATGTCTGAGAAGGCCTCAGTCTGCCAGCGGATGATGCGCTCGCAGATGCGGTCACCGTCCCTGTCGGGGTCTTGTTCGAGGAGTGCTCCGGCGAGTTTCCCACACAGGAAGACCACGAAGGCCCGCAGCCTCCATTCATATGCCAGGGTAGGATGCACGCGCCTGATGGCCTGACACGTCAGGGAGTGGCACGTCTGGTCGGCTCTCTTGGTGTGGCCACACACGGGGCATACGACGCGAGCGCCTGTTTTGGTACGACGTTTCGGCATGTCACTTCTCCACGATGGGACCCATGATGATACGGGCGATGATAAAGGCGATGACTATGCGCATGGGCATTAGGACTCCTCAGGTGCTTCTGGCCAGTAGGCCCACAGGTCTCCGCTTTCTATGGGGCGACCCGTCTGCATGTATTCCCATATGCCATCACCACGATGGACACATGCTCCGTAACACCTGCTGTTAGCGCGTGCGTTGCTACTCACGATGACAAGAGTATCTTCTTGAGGCAGCGTAGCGTCTGTTCCGTCGTAGCGCGTCCATGTGATTACGGTTTGCATGGGGACTCCCGCGCAAACTCCACTGAATCGAATTCATCGACGATGCTAGCCGGGAATCCAAAATTATCCCGACCGCATACAGGGCAAAATGGGTCACGGTCGTGCGGGTATTCGTAGCTCCCATCTGTCCACAACGCATCGCTGCCCATTCCTGTCCATCCGCACTTGCGACACCACAACTCAGGATGCGCTCCAATGGTGTCCACGATGCCCTGCAACCGCTCCACCTCTGCGTGTAAGCTATCGTCGCGCCTCTCCAGTCCACGAATGTACTCCCGAACCTCGTCCAGTGCGGGCTTGCTCTTGGGAAGCGCGTGCCCCGCGAACAGGGCGTCGACAGATGCGGGGCGATGTTTTGGCCCGGAGCGGGCACAGGTGTAGTTGCTACGCATTGCACACCTCCAGCAGCGGCATTGCGACCACCGGCGCATCGTGGCGCACCGGCTTGTAGTTGGCCCCCACCAGAGCTGCGGCCAAATCGGGGCACACACTGTTCCCAATCATGCTGACCTGCGCCGCTTTGGTGACTGGCTGCCCGTCAACCCTGTCGAGCGTGTAGGTGTTCGGAAAACCCTGCGCCCGCGCAAGCTCGCGCGGCGTCAGCATCCGAAGCCCGATGTCGACGAGGGCATACCGCTGCCCCCCGATGGTGACGACAGGCTCGACGCCGGGGGTGTACTCGTCCAGCAGGGCGCGGACGAACGCGAAGCGGTCGCGGGTGGTCGTGGTGCGCAGGGTGGCCGTGACGAGTTCAAGCTTGTCACGCTGCGTAACAGTCGCGAGGGGGGCTTTTGCGTCCACGCATCCGCCCGTGCCGTAGTCCTTGGCGATGGTCGCAGCGAGGAGCGCGTGATGCGTCCCGCGTGCGCTGACCGTATGGAGCGGCTCGTCGGCCCCGTGACCGACGTTGTCACCACGCATCTTGCAAACAGCGACGGCGCGATGGTTGTCGGTCAACACCGTGCCCAGCGGCGCGTCGACCGCTGCCGGTCTGCCCCCGTAGCTGGGGCCACCAGCCCCGACCACCACCGCCGTCATGAGCGAGTGATGGTCAACGCGGGTCACCGTACCGAGGGGCTGCTCGACCTCGTGGCCGACAACGCCGCCATAGTGCTTGAGCATGGCCGCGCAGACCGCAGTCTTACCGTCGCCCCCGGGCATGACGGTAGGCGCGGGCTTGTCGCACTCCTGACCGACCGAATTGCCGAACTGTCGTTGTAGGTGGGCCACGGCGAGCGCGTGACGGTTGCCCCCGGCTGTGACGCTGCCCACGGGCGCGTCCATCGCGCATCCGCGCCGTGCGCCGTCGTGCTGCCCGGCGTGGTCCCCGTAGTAGGTCTGGATGCTGGCAGCAACGAGAGCCATGCCTCCCCCCTTGGGGTGGGCCGTGATTGTCCGCATGGGGCCGTCCGCGGGCATCACGCCGTTCGGGGCACTGCCATGCTGGATGTGCTGGATGAAGGGCGTGGACATCTGCACCACAAACGGCTCGGCGGCCTCTACGACGTACCGCTGGATACCCTTGGCGACCCGGCGCAGCGTGTTGGGCGACAGGGGGCGGATGGCCCGCACCCCGTGCTGCTCCATAATCTCCTCGGAGGATGCAAATACGGACGGGCAGGGGAGCGACCAGTCGATGCACTCGGCAGCAGTGCGCCACGGCTTGCGCTGGCCAGCCAGCACCTCGGGCGAGCCGGGTGCTCCGTGCGTCGGCTCGGGCCAGACGATGGGCTGGCGGTCGCGTCGAGCGACGAGAAACAGCCTCTTGCGAATGGTGGGTGCGCCGTAGTCGCACGCCCGCAGCTCGCGCCACTCGACACGATAGCCGTACCGCTTGAGGTCGCGGGTGAACCGCTTGAACGATTCGCCCCGCTGCGCCTCGATGATGCGGCCCTTGGCGTCCAGCGGCCCCCAATCCTGAAACTCCTCGACGTTTTCGAGGATGATGACGCGGGGGTGTGCTCCGCTTGAGCGCAACTCCGGTATCCACTTGTCCACGATGACGCGGGCCAGCTCGCGGCGACGGGCGTTGCGCGTGGGTGCGCCGCCTTTGGCTTTGGAGTGGTGCGTGCAGTCTGGCGAGGCCCACAAGAGGCCCACCTTGCGACCGCGTGTCACCCATTGCGGCGACACGGTAAACACGTCTTGCGTGTAATGCTCGGTGTCGGGGTGGTTTGCCCGATGCAGGGCCACCGCCTTGGGGTCGTGGTTGACCGCCGCGTCGACGCGACAACCTGCCATCTCGATGCCGAGGCTGGCACCGCCCCCGCCCGCGAACAGGTCGACCACGATCTCGTCCCGGCTGATGTTGAGGAGGTCGAGCAGCATGGCTACACCTCAACCCGCTTGAAGCTGATGGCCCACACCCACGGGTTGTCGTGCCATCCGCGCCCCACAGGAGGAGTGAGTGGATTTGGAAAGCAGCTGTCCCAAACCTGACAGAACATGGGCAGATAATTGACGCATCCTTCAATTTTTTCTGGGACGTAATACCACCATTGCTCCTCATAAAAATAGCATTCTAGCCCCTCGGACCGTGCATCCTCCTCGCTGATGTCCTGCAACCTCTGCACGCGCACGTCGGTGACTTCGATCGTGATGCGGCTGGCCCATCGCGGCATGTGGATGGATGGATACCAACGTTCGTAATTGTACAGCATCGGCCTGTAGGTGCTTGGCGCTTCGTATTTGATGACTTCGGCATCTGCTGCGTACAAAATCTCCCAAGCGTTTCCGCTTTGCGGAGGGTACGGCCTGAACGCCTCCCGCACCCACAGACGGTCGCCGGGCTTTCCGAAGGGACAGTGGGAAAGCAATTGACTGTCTGTCAGGTCGTTCCACAGCGAACGTCTGTCGCGAAACGTCCATGCATAGCCCGGAGTTTGGCTCGCCTGAAACTCGGTCACGCGGCCCATACCAGCTATGGAATCCACCACCCGCCGCGTCTGCGTCTTGCTCCCGTCCAGAATAGCCCTGACCATCTCGCCGTTGAAAAGAATCGGCTTCATTGCGCCACCCTCCACAGCTCAAGGGCGGCTGGCAGGTCGTGATGCCTCGCGGTGCGTCTGCATTTAGGGCAGGTGACCACCCACTCGTCTAGGTGCGTCTCAAGGACCGCTTGCGCAGACATGCCGCATTTGCAGCCCGTGTCAGGCACGGACGTGACGCCGAACTCTGCGAGGGCTTCGGCCTTGCGTACTTCTGGGCTACGCATGGGGCACCTCATCAATCTCGGACATGTCGAAGCCCTCGTATGTTTCGAGAACGCGGAAGGGGAAGCCCTCTCGCTCGAAAAACGGCTGTACGAAGAACTGATGGAACCATGTGCAAACCACCAGCAGGAGGTCATCCCACCAGTGTAGGCCTTCAATGGAGGGGCCTTCCTGATTGTCCTCAACGCCGTACCAGCAGGTGGCAAAGTACATGCGGATTTTTGCTGTCGCCCATTCAGGGCGCTGTGGGGGGGTGGAGAAGGACATCATGCCTGTGCTCCAGCACAATCGCACTGGTCGAGGTCGCGGCGTCCGCCACATTCGGGGCAGGTGTCAGGCCTGGATTCGTCGCCCGGCAGGGCGTTATGCTCTACGCCGTCGAGGATCCGACAGGCCTTGGTGCGGCCGAAGTGGGCTGTGTCATGATCCTCGGAGGGGTGGACGAAAGCCTCTCCCCAGCACAACACGCCAAGGGTGAACGCCTCTCGCATCCTGCGTTGCATCCAGTCCGGACGATGCCACGGAAGCATTCCGTGGGGGTTTGCGTCGCTGGTCTTGAAAAGCAGCCGCCAAGCACAGCGGTTCGGGTTTTCTTCGTCTTCCTCGTCCCATACCCCTTGCACCATGCCGAACATTGCGTCGCGCGCCTTTGGCGTCAGCTTGTTTACTCTCCCGTCAATCAATGTATCGAGACCATCGTCTACCATTTTCACCCGCAGCATCTCCCACATTTCCCCGTAAACGTAGGCGCAAAAATAGACGTCGCGCACGCTGGCGCAGTCAGCGCAGGTCTTGTAGGTTCTCGGCCCGCTTTCCCATATGCCGCTTTCGTGGCGGTATTGATCGCCTGGCATTATAGTACGGTGGCATTCGCAACAGCGGTGTTGCTTGCGTGCTGTGCGCATTATCTCGCTGAAGGCTACCGGCCCGTTGTCGTAGTCGGCATCAATGCTGCAACCACATTCCATGGTGTATCCCTTCTGATTTTGGCCGGGGGTGTCGTCGTCCACCCCCGGCGTGTGTTCGGCTGCCCGCTTCTCGCCGCGCCGTGCGTGCGAAGGTGTCGTGGTGCGGGCTACCCGGCCCGATTTCCTCATGCCCCGGCTATCTGGGGGGCGAATCGCCGGGGACGTCTCGGAGCCGGACGCTAGGGCGTCTGGTCCTCGCGTAGGGCGCGATGGCACGAAATGCAGGGTGATTCTGGTGCGGCGTCGGGCATGTCCACGCCCAGGCACTGGCGGTGTCTGTCCCTGACGCGGCGCAGGGCCATGCGGACGTTGGCCAGCGCGAACTTGTCCGCCGGGTTGAGGCCGTTGCGGTTGAAAAGCCTCTCCACGTCGTGGAGCAGGGTGCCAGCTTCTTCTGCGATGATGGCAGATGGGGGGATGAGGCGAATGTTACGCATTGGCATCTCCTCAGCGGTCTAGCCCTTTCAGCAGGTTGGCGAATGCGTCTTCATCAATGACGTGTAGGCCGAGGGATTTGGCCTTATCCAGCTTGGAGCCAGCGTCGGCACCAGCCACAATCATGTCGAGGGACTTTGATACATTGGAGACAACATGCGCCCCTGCAGCTTCAGCCATGCGTTTGGCCTCGCTGCGGCTCATGCGTTGCAAACTCCCTGTGAAAAGCAGCTTCAGCCCTTGGAGTTGGCTACCCACGCGGACGGATGGTCCATTGGCATCGGGCTTCCGAGGCCACAGCCCGTTGTCGCGTAGTTGTTCAAGCAGCTCGATGTTGCTCTGGTTGTCAAAGAAACAGCGAATGGATGCGGCAACCTCTGGGCCAATGTCAGGCAGGTGCAGCAATTTTTCACCGTCGGCCTTTCGCATGGCATCAAGATCTACGAAGTGCGTGGCAAGAGTCCGCGCCGTCTGCTCGCCGACATGACGGATGCCTAGTGCGCAGATGAGCCTGGCAAGCGTTGCCCCTGTGCGTGCAGCGTCAAGAGATGCGATTGCGTTTGCAGCTGATGTCGGCCCCATGCGCTCAAAACCCATCAGGTCGACCGTTGTAAGCGAGAACAGATCCGCAGCCGTCGTCACGCGGCCAGCATCGACTAGTTGCTGCACGATGTGCTCGCCGAAGCCGCGCACATCGAGGCCTGCCTTGGAAACGAAATGGATGATGGATTGTCTGCGCACAGCAGGACACGAGACGTTAATGCATCGGTGTGCAACTTCGTCGTTGGGTTTGTGTACGACGCTTCCGCATTCAGGGCAGGTTGTCGGGAAAACGAAGGGGCGTTCGCCACCCGTGCGATCTTCGACTAAGGGGCGCACGACTTCGGGGATGACGTCGCCAGCCCTCTGCACCAGCACCATGTCGCCAAGCATCAGGCCCTTGTCTTCGATCTCATAGGCGTTATGGAGCGTGGCTCGTGACACCTCGACCCCACCAACGCGCACAGGCTCAAGTATCGCTACAGGTGTGAGCACCCCAGTTCGTCCCACTTGCACGCGAATGGCCTGTAGACGAGTGCGCACTTGCATTGCAGGAAACTTGAGGGCCAGTGCCCATCGTGGAGCACGCGCCGTGAAGCCAAGGGCTTCTTGCGCCTCGGTGTCATCAACCTTTGCGACAACGCCGTCTATTTCGATGGCAAGCGACTCGCGGCGTGCGCCGAGCATCTCGTAGTAGGCCCACACCTCGTCCGGCGATGTGCACAGACGACCTTCCGGGGGCGAGTCAAACCCCCATTCACGAAGCCGCGCCATGAGGTCGCTATGGGTCGTCCACGGCGCGGTGCCACCATCGAGAACCACCTGTCCCACCCCGTAGGCGAGAAACTGCAAAGGTCTTCCAGCGGTGATAGACGTGTCGAGCTGCCGTACTGACCCCGCGGCAGCATTGCGCGGGTTGGCGAAAACCTTGCCACCGACTGCGGATTGCCGCGCGTTGAGTTGCTCGAAATCGGCCTTGGCGATGACCACCTCGCCGCGAACCTCAAGGCGGTGCGGCACATTGTTTCCTCGTAGGCGAAGAGGCAGGTTGCGCACCGTCCTCATGGCAGCGGTGACGACCTCACCCTCTGCGCCGTTGCCCCGCGTCAACGCCGACGTGAAGACGCCATTCTCGTAGATGACCTCCAGTGCGAGACCGTCCATCTTGGGGTCGCACCAGAAGGACGAAGGGGTTTCGGGCAGGGTATTGTACATGCGTTGAATGAACGCCCCCCACTCGTCGCGGGAGAAGGCGTTGTCCAAGCTGTACATACGCATGGTGTGCGCCTGTTTCTCAAGCCTATCGAGGACTTCGCCGCCGACTCTCTGCGTGGGCGATGCCTCGTCCATCAATGCGGGCCAGAGCGTTTCAAGGTTGACGAGTTCACGATAGAGGGTGTCGTATTCGGCGTCGCTTATCTCGGGCGTATCGAGCTCGTAGTAGAGGCGGTTGTGCCGTGCCAATTCGGCTCGGAGCCATGCCGCCCGGGACTGATGCTGCGGAATGTTACACATTGGCATCTCCCTGCGGTGCAATGAGCTGCCGGGCGATGTGGCCGCTGATGCTCTCGTCGCGCGACATGGAATTCCCCCTGCGGCTGAGGAGGGCCAGTTCGCCAAGCTCGGTAGCACGGACGAGGAGTTGTTCGTTGCCTCCGCAGTTGAGGCATGGCTGAAAGAGGTCTTCGCTTCCGGGGGTGACGTTCCCGCAGGACGGGCAGGCTGTCATGCAGGTGGGAACAGATTGCGGTTCGTTCGACGGAGGTAGCAATGCGTCGACACGTTGCGGCTGCTGGAACCCGATGACCCGAACCATCCACTCCAGCGTCTCCGGGTCGCGTGCGGCGTCGCCCATCGCCCGTGACCGCGTGATGCGTCCATCTGCGTAGACGCGCACCACGTCCCCCTTATGCACGGGGGGTTCTTCGCCGTCGGGGCTACCCGTGGGGATGCCGAATGACGCCGACACGAGCCGGGTCACAAGCTGGCCAATGCCGTAGGGGCTGGCGAAGTGGAGCTCATCCATGGTCTTCGCCTCGGGCCACCAGCGACCATCAAGACGGATGCGAAAGGCATTGGGCTGAGCCTCGGGCCGTGTAGGCCACTGCTCGGAGCGAAATAGTTCGATGCGCACCACTTCACCCGTGGGCCGGTGCAGACGCATCGTCGCGTCGGGGCGGCGTTTGTCGCTCATGCGGCACCCCCGGCTTGCCTGTGCGGTCGGGCAATTTTCATCACGTTCACCTTGCGCTTTTGCCGCATGGCTGCGGCATGGATGAAGAGACGAAACGACGAGTTCCCGTGCTGGCGGTGATGACCTGCCCGGCACGTGTGATGAGGGTCGAACAGCCCCGGCTACGGAGACGCTTTGCAAGCCCACCGGGTGATGTGGCGGGAAGGCCCAGCGCGTTGGCGGCATCGTTGTAGGCCCTGAAAAGGCGGGACAACGACACACGGCCGGCACTTGCTTCGAGCATGGCCCGCAGCAGTACGGCGGCCAGCTCAACACCAGAGCCAGGGCGTAGCGGGGTGACCATCTTCACGCTGGCCTTGCGCCCGCCGCGTGCTGCGACCTGCGGCAACCCGTTCTCTGCGAACGAGCGGCCGGTGGCACACTCGGCACAGTGGAGACGCTGCTCCGTTCTGATGGAATGTATGTGGCGCAGCAGGCAGTGACGGTCGTTAAGGTCCGTGCGCTTATCCTTGCAGTAGACGGTCATGGCATACCCCAGAGGAGTGCGACGACGATGCAGCAGGTGATAAACAGCCAGACATAGCCGCAGTCGTCCATCCATCGGTTGAAGCTCTCGAACATGGCACACCTACGCAGGGACAAAGCCATGACGGATGTGGCGTGCCCATAGCGTGCGAAGGGCGGGTAGGGTGTCAGCAACGAGGCGTAGCGTGTGCGCCCCCATGCGAACCAGCGTCACCAGTTTGTGCAGGTCGGCGTCGTAGCGGTAGGTCATGTCAGGCATGATCCACCTCGTGCTGAGCCAACTGCGCGATGATGACGAGCCGAAGAACCAGAACGGTGCCTATCGCCTCTCGTGGCGTCCTCTTGCTGATGCCCATGGCTGCCTCCGTCGTTGTATGTTCCCGGTTCAGCCCCCATTCCCTGCCGTCGCTGTTGCCTTCCCGCTCCCGTGGGCTTGCGGCTTGCCGTGCTCGGTACTCTTCGGGGGGTATCGTCACCTCACTTGCCAGCCCTCTGCCGCATGGCGCTGTTCTGGGTTGCTTGGTTCCGATGAGCCAAGATTATTCGCAGACGAAAAATTATGCAAGTGCGATTGATGCAACTTGCATAAAAATCATCGCCGATGCACATTCGGGCCGGATAGTCGGGTTCGACGTTTTGTGGAGGCCTGATTAGATGCTGGCGAAACTTTTGGTTTATCGCCGTGTGGATATGTATGTGACGGCTCACTTCGTGCAGGCGCACGCCCCTGTGACCAGGGGCCGTCGGTTCAACGGAGGATACGATGGATGCAGCTATTCTCGCGCTGGCAGGCGTGGATGTTCACGCCGCCGGTCGCGCCGTGCTCAAGTGCATTTGTGGGAATGTGGCGAGCCTATGCGGTTGCGATGACGCGGCAAGGCTCCTCGTGGGGGGAGATGTCCAGCGATGGCGGGCTCTGGTAAAGCAGGTGGGAGGCGTTCCGTCTGCAGGCCACGTGCAGAGCGCACGTGTGACCGTCGACGGGGATGACGCCAAAAGGCGTGAGCTGGTATGTATAGTGGCTAGTCTTTTGGTCGGAGATGACCTGTATGCCATCGCGACGGTGACATACGAATCATTTTTGCAAGGCAGAGCTGGTGATCATGACGACACGTCCGCCAAGCACTCCATGTGACAGGTAGTTGTCATCATCCTGCGGTATCTGGATGAATGACGGCGGAATCCTGACATTGTCGCAATAACAGAACAGTACAGTACTCGTTGGGGTCGACTGTATACGAGCCCGCTTGATGGTCGGTCCATCCTGTGGGTCATTCACGAGAAAGATGTTGCCATGCCCCTGCTCAGTCACAACGCAGTCGGCCCTATCGATGATGACATAATCGCCTACATGCAGCAGTGGGGCCATGGAGTCTTGCGATACCCTGACGCACACAAGGTTTGTACGCTGGAGTATTGCCGGGTGTGTCTTCCAGACCATGGCCCATGCTTCGGGGGAAGAGGGAGCGGATTTGTTGAGGGCGTCGCGCTCGGTGACGACGGGTATGGCCCGGTAGCTGCGCGCGACGTCTTCAGGGATGTCTCCGGCGCATATCTGTACGGGGCGTGTCGTCTGTTCGCCCTGACCGGGCCAGACGATCTTGATCCCAAGCGCATCAAGCATCCTCGTTAACGTTTCATAGCCTGGCTTCCGTACCCCGTTCAGGAACTGATTGAGAGTCGCTTGGGGCATTCGCAAGTCGCGGGCCATGGATGAGACATTGCCGCGCCACTGCTCTTCGCACATGCGTTTGATGCCCGCCAGCAATTCGTGTTCGAGAGCCATGTCGTCACCTCCGGCCAGCTTGACCGGAGGGATAGACGATTTTTTCGGACTCGTCCTAGTCATATCGCACTACCCCTATTGCCTCTTTAGTCGCTTACGAATAAGATGGGGCCCATGATGCAGCACATACATCTCAGAGACATGCTCCGTGACCTCGGCATGAGCCAGACGGAGTTCGCACGGGTCAGTGGCATCTCACAGCCCGTCGTAAGCCGTCTTTGCCGTAATCCAGAACACAAGCCAAGCCTGGATAACTACCTGCTGTTGGAGCGGGCAGTCAAGGCGCTCAGCGAGCGTTGCGAGGGCGACTTGTCCCCGCTCCATGCGCTTGATTCTGCACTTGATGGGCAGTGCGCCGCGCATACTTGATGCTCCATTTCTTGGCCAAAAGGCTCAACTTTTGGTCATTCTCGTTCTCTACCTATGTAAGATTCGCACAATTAATCGGCAACGAATAGCAGAAAATGCAGGTGGTTTTACCATGCGACACCGCAATCTTACCGGGCTGTTACGCCGTCTCCTCGAAGAGTCGGACAAGCCAGCCAAGGTCATAAGCGCTGAAATGGACATGGCTTACAGCACCCTCATGAACCAGCTCAACGGCGACATTCCGAACGCGAAGTTCGGAGCTGACGACCTGCTGGACTTCTGCCGGGCACTGCACACCTCAGAGCCTGTCGCCTATCTCGCTGCGGGGCTGGGGTATCGCCTCGAATCCATCACGGCCTCACCAGACGGCCGGAATCTCGACCATGAACAGACACAGGCCACTATCGCCCTAGCTGAATTCTTCAAGGCACAGCAGGCGGGGAAGCCTGTCGATGCGACAAGGGCGCTTTTGCAGAGGGCCATCAAGGAGGCTGAGGACTGTCTCGCACGCCAGATCGACGACGAGCGGTCGAAGCCAGGAGGACAGGTATGATCATTGGTATCGCTGGCGGCATAGGCTGCGGCAAGACCACCGTCGCCGAAATGCTCGTGGCCCACGTTCGCGGGGCCGTGCGCATGGGGTTTGGCGATGTGGTGAAGGACGAGGTGAGCAAGATTTTCGGTGTATCGCGCTACCTGTGCGATTCGGCACGGGGAAAGATCACCGGGGTATCGACCGATGGTGCCGTGAACGTCGGCATCGAACCTCCTAAACCGGTCATGAGCATCCGCGAGTTGATGCAATGGTGGGGGACGGACGTTCGACGCAAGCAAGACCCGCTCTATTGGATCAAGGCGATGGAGCAGCGGCTTGATGAGGCTGAGGGAATGGTCATCGTCGACGACGTGCGCTTTCCCAACGAGGCCGCGAGCATCCTCGGGCGTGGCGGGCGGCTTGTGAGGATCATGCCATACACGGGCCGCGAGCCGCTGCCCGCTGACGCCCACCCCAGTGAGCACGCCCTTGATGGGTGGTCTGGCTATCACCATGTGTTCTTTCCGGCTTTCGGCGAGTTGCGCCCCGTAGCCGCGATGTTGGCAAGCACATACGGAGACGCCTAGATGGGCTGGGCAGGTCGAAACCTCACACGTGACCAGCGCGATGCCATCGCTCGCAAGCTGTTCACGGTGACGGAGGAAGAGGACAAATGGCTCAATGGCCTATGCCCGTTGCATGACGACCAGAACCAGTCGTTTTCGTACAACGTCGATGAAGACGTGTTCCACTGCTTCCGCCAGTGCGTGGAAGACGGCGACCTCGTCGACCTCTACTGCAATGTCCGGGGCTTGCCCTTGCGAAGCGGGGAGGGGTTCAAGGCCTTTCGTCGCGAGTTCGCCGCAGATGCCGGTGTGGGACAACCAGCCCGGCGCACTCCGGGCGAGGCCCGCAAGCGCGATGCCCCCTCGGAGAAGAGCGAAGCCAAGCGTGAGCCGCGCCAGAATCTTGAAATACCCGAGGCCGTCTACGAGGCCATGACCCCCGTGACCCCAGATTGGGGATCGCGTCTGCTGCACCTGCGGGGGTGGTCGCGTGAAACCATAGACGGCTATGGGGTGCGGCTTCTCAGCCATTTCCGCAGGAAGTCCGACCTGTACTCCGTCTTTCCGCTCAAGAGCATTGAAAGGGTCGTTATCCCCGTGCGCGATGCGCAGGGCGTGTTGCGAAACCTGCGGTGCTACCACGCCCTTGGCAAGCCACAGGGTGACCAACCCAAGATCTTTAGCTGGGGTCGTGGGCATGGGGCTTCCATGCTCTTTCCACCGGCTTCGATGCTCCGCCCGGGCAGTGTGCTGCTGTGCGAGGGTGAGGGCGACTGCCTGTGTGCGCTGTCGCGGGGGCTGAACGCCATCACCCAGACGGGCAAACCCAACGAATGGCCCGAAGACCACGCTAACGCGCTGGCAGGCCGCAAGGTCACCATCGCCTATGACGCTGACCAGGCTGGCCAGAAGTATGCCCTCGCGGCTGCGAAGAATCTCGCCCGCAAGGGATGTGCGGTGACCATCATCAAGTGGCCTGCATTCATGGGGCTGCGCGATGACGGGACATGGCCCGAAGATCACGGGCAGGACCTCACGGACTACTTCGTGAAGCACGGGAAGGATGTCGCCGCTTTTCTTACTCTGATCGACAACGCAGAGCCTTACGCTGCTGCCTCTCCCCCCGCAGCCAAGGGGGGGCAAGACCCTCCGGCAACAGGTTCAGACCCGGACGCGCCTTACATGCGCTTCTTTGGCATGAGCGCGAACGGTCGGTTTACCTTCCGCGAGAGGACGCTTGCGGACTACCTCTGTCAGGAGAACCCGATGATGTACCACGACAAGAGCGGACAGCTTTTCGTCTGGAACGGAAAGCACTTCGAGATCTACAGCGACGAACAGCTCAAGCGGCGAGCCATCAACGCACTCGGTGACGAGGCGACGGCGTCCCGCGTGGCGTCCTGCTCTTCGCTGGCCATGACCATGTCAGCCATCCCGCACGGAAGGTCGCTCAACGACCGTGAAGAC